CTCGGACGTTTTAATATAACTTTTTGATTTGTTTTGAATCCATGATTAGGTATATAAATGCTTTGAGTTGGAATAGAAATTGTTTGAGAATTTGATCCAATATTGAAAGTATTTTCTATAAAAGAACCAGAATATGTACCAATACCAATTGCTAACTGTGGATTAAAATAATTAATATAATTTTCAGGTTGTGTTTGTGGAGATTGATTATCTCTAAATCTCAACACATCTGATAAAAAGGTCACTATTGATCCGGAAGTACTTAATCCAGATGAAGAAACTTTTTTAACTTTAAGTATATTTAAATCTCTAAAATAATTTAAAATTTTAAAGTATTCATCATAAGACTGACCTTTAATTTTAATAGAACTACCTATTGATACTCTATTTGGAAAACTTAGTAATTGAATATCAGTTACAAATCCAACAGAACTAAAAACTATATTATCACTTAATTTTGTGGTAAAATTACTGAAGTCTACTTTACGAGTACCATTAACGTTTGCATATTGTGTGCTCAATCCTGTTATTGTTACTGCAGAATTTTCTGGAATATCAAAATTTGGAGAATATTTAATATAAAAATCATTAGACCCCAAACTATAAAACTTAGCATTTTCAAATTTTTTAATTTTAGATTCTATAGAAGATATTTGTTTCCCCTCTATTCTATCAACTATTGCATTTAATCCATATCCAGTGTTATCTTGACTTGAAAAATATATTATGTCATTAACTTTATAGTCATTACCTTTATCTGTTATTAAAATATTATCTATGTTTCCGTAAGATGTGCCATCTACTTCACATATCTGATCTAAAGATTCATTGAAAAAATCATACCTTGCATGTAAATCTGAAGATTTATATGGTAAAGTATTTCTAAGCAATGTTGAATTTTTAAAATCATAATATTGATTAAAACTTAATTGATTATTTTCCTCTATTACATTGGATCGGTATGTCTTACCAATAAAATATGGAAATACACCAATATAGTTACCATCTGGGTTAATATTTGCAGTAGTAAAGTATGCATAAACACCATTTGGGTATTCTGGTGTTTTGCAAAATCTACCATTATGCTCATCTAAATCTCCAGAATTTGTAAATACATAATCATCTACAAAATACCCAGACTTAAAATTGGTACCACTTGGTCTGTTTGTTACAGTAGTTAATGAGTATCCAGATTTTAGAAGTTTTATATTGGATGAGGTGTTTGTTGGATCTGAATATCCGTGAGGCCCATAAATTGGGTTTCCGTCATATGCCCAACCAATAATTGGGGAGTGTTTTGATAATGATTCGTTAAATAATGAGTTTAAATTTTCGGAATATCCTGTTACAACGTATTGTAATTCATTCTTTTTATTTTTGTAAAGTATCTCTACAGATGGATCACGATAATTTAGATATTGAATACCATATCTAAAAGAATTATTCAATGTCAATTCTCTAATTTTCACTCTAAATGCAGCATTTTTTCCGGAGGAAACTACACGTATTGATGTATCTGCAAAATTATATCCATATCCTTCAGATATAACAATTGCATTTGATATTTTACCATTACTTATTTCACATCTTATTTCTGCACCAACTCCAGATTTAGTATCAATAATTAAATTTGGTACAGAATAATAATTGGTACCAGCATAAGTTATAATAACGTCTACTATTCTTCCATTAGATATTACTGGCGTTAGTTGAGCAAAATCTCCATTTAAAATCTTTATATTTGGAATATTTTCAAGATTAACCGTTGTTGAACCATAATTTAAACCAGATTCGTATAAGTAAATACCTGTAATGGATCCTTTTACAACTGGAGTTGCTTTTATCTCTTGTATTGTTTGAGATTCTGAAATATAACTTATCGATACCTTTATTTCTGGATAACTAAAATACTGATAACCACTTCCAACAGTTTTTAACTTTTCATATTTACCTCTCAAATAATTGCTATTATCTGTTCCGGCAATTCCAGCATTACATAATCTAAAGGAATCATCATTTACTTTTAAAACGTAGTATTGATTAGATGTTGAAAGTCCTGAAATTGGCGTAGTTTGATAATCATAAGAAATTAGTTCTCCACTAGAAAATCCATGATTAGTAAAATTTATAGTATTAAAGTAAGTTGATATTCCAGATGAATTCACTATTAATTTTCTATTTTCAAATCCAGTTCCGGGATTTATTACTTTAACCGAATCTATTACATTTTTAGGGTCAGTTTTAAATTTATGAATTCCAAAATTTCCAACAGTTGTAAATCCAACAGTATTAATACCTGTTCTATAATCACCTATTGTTTTATAAAGTTTAACAGTTTTGCTATTGACTACTTCAACATAAAATGGAGTGTTGTTCCCAAGATAAATATTTTGATTTATATTAGAACCTAGATAAGTTCCTAATCCTATTCTTTGATTGTTTATATTATTAATATCATAAATTACTTTTTGACCATCTATAAAATTGTGATCGGTCAAAAACGTTATAGTTTCTGATGTGATGCTCAATCCACCACCCTCTTCAAGTATTCTAGCATCAAAAAATACTTCTCTTGATTTTTTCTTAATTAGCGGAATAACAGATATATTTTTTGAATTTCCTCCAGTAACTTCAATTTTTAGCGGTTTTTCAATATTGAATTCTTGAGGATCTACAATAATTTTTTGTAAAGTTCCAGTAACAATTGGTTGTACTTTTGCAGATCCACTTGATAATTGTAATCTTGGTGGATTGACCACATCATAATCTTCGCCAGAATTTATAACATCTACAGTTTTTAAAGGACCATAATAAACTTTATCTTTTGAATTGTAACTAAGAATTTCTACACCATTTGCAAGAATACCTACAGTTTCTGTACCAATGTCAGATCCAGTTTCTTTTAAGGGATCTTTTTTTAGATCAATCTTTTTAAAAAGTTTTTGAGGATATATTTTTTTATCTTCAGTGTACTGAGACAATAATGTGAATGAATGAATTCCTTGTATAGTGGATCCACTAGAAGATGATCCAAGATAAACAAATTTGTTTATTGATATAAAAGATCTAGAAGTAAATAATTTAACTTTTTTATAATCTTCTGATACTACCACATAGTAATATCCTCTAGACAATCCTGGTATTGGAGATCCAGTATAATCATAATAAACTCTATCTCCACTAATTATGGATAACTCTTTATCAAATAATAGTGAAGTATATTTTTGTTCTACATCATCATAATCGAATAAAGAAGATGGACTATAAGAAAATATATTTGTATCTATTTGATAAGATGGTAACGAATTAGAAGTTATGTAAACATTCGATCCATTCTCATCATATAAATTAGATACATCTGAAGTAATATTTTTGTACTTCAGAGGCACTATAGAACTTGAAGCCGTTTTAATTTTTCTCCTAATATCATATTTCTTTAAATCATTGAGATCAGATAGATTAGATTCGAATCTAATTTCACCAATAGTTGTGTCAATATTGGTTATTAAAACATTACTTAAAGTATTTACTTTAATTTCTGTATTTCTTTCAAGAAATTCAACTCTGTCACCAACTCTTAAAGAAGATGAATCAATATCACTCAAAGTTAAAGCATAGTTTGATTCTCTAAAAAATTGATCTAATTGATATCTACAACTAGTATTGTAAATTAAACTGTCGGATATAATTTTAGATTTATTTCCTTCAACGATAACTCCTAAATTTTTTACAAAAATATTTTCACCATCATCAAATATATAATTTTTTGCATTATTATTGTCAACCGCAGATATTCCAGAAATTACATTTAAAAGACGAAGATTGACTTTATATTCATCACTTACTATTCCATTTTGATACCCAAAATAAGTTGAATTTGATACAATGTTAGATGTTTTTGGGATATCAATGTCTACAAAAGATTTTCCTTTGGTATAACATCCAAAAAGTTGATTAACACTTTTATCTGCATAAAAAATTTCTGTCTGATTAAAAAATACACTTCCAGATTTGGGGAAACTAATAGTAGAATCTAAAGTAATAGTGTCTAATTTGTCAGAAGCAAGTATACTATCAACTAATCTACTTGAAGGAGTTGGAATAAATTCACCAGAGTTTTCTATATTGCTTTCATCATATCCCAAAAAAATTAAAAATTTGTAATAAAGTTTATTTTGTCTGGAAAAAGTTTCAATTTCAGAAATAGCGCCAAATGTTGACGGATCATCATTTTTTATAACTTTTTGTCCAATTAAAAGAGTAGGATCTTTATCTAGACTTAAATTTTCAAATAGTAATTCTTTTCTTTTTATATATTCTGCATCAGAAGGTTTTACCAATAAGGTTTCTAAATCAATTATCTTTGGTTTAGTCCCATATAATGCATTAAAAAGAATTCTGAATGACTCTTTAGTTCCTTTTGTTTGATATAGTGACTTTGTATTTTTAAGAAAATTATTTACATTTAAACCTTCAACTAGAGAAGATGTTTCTAACTCTGGTAATATTGTATATTTAATTTTTTTGTAAAATTCTTGTAAAAATAAAACACTTAAATTAGTTACTTCAGTTCCATCTAAGTGCTGATTTGCTTGAGTAGAATTAAAAACTAATTCTGAAGCATATTGCTTAATTCCACTAAATCCTCTTATGCACCCATTAAAAGTTGTATTTGTTTTTTCTTTATATGTAATAATTTCATTATCAATTTCTATCAGTCCGTAAGAATTTGGAAATCCTTTAGTGCTCTCAACACTAATTACAGTACCATCTATTGATAAATCTTCCGTTAATGTAGTAGATCCCTTTATTACATCTGGGGTTAAATTATCTAATTTTAAATACTGATCTATATTATCAGAAATATCAATACTTCCACTTTGATATTCTTGAGAAATATAATACTGTCTAAGAAAATCAACAAATTTTGGATTTTCTTCTAATATAAATTCTGGAACTTGATTGTCAATTATTTCCTGAATTTTTACTTTATTTTCAAACCCTGTCTGTATCATAACTCTCTTATTAGACTACCATTTGAATAACTTGATCTATAATATTCATTAGTGGAAAATAGAATTCCTGATGAATTTTCGCCAGAAGATATAACATCTCTAATCATATTTATTTTACTTTTTGTAAGATCTAAAGAAAGATAAAGATCTTTAAGGGCAATGATATCATTCGATTCTGGATAAGCTTGAATTTCTACAACACTATTAGGAAGTTGTGTTTCAGTAATTTTCAGATTATTAAGTCTTATTTCACCAGTTTCATAATCAACTCTACCTGCAGATTTAATTACAACAGTTGGTGCTGCTGCCGGATTAGATGATAATTTTATTGCAGCTAAAGTTCCACCTTTTAAATTATCATCTGGAATATCTGTAAAATACAAATATTCATTTTCGGTAGAAATTTTAAATCCTGTAGATTTTATATTAGCGCCTTCTTTTGTGACATGAAATTTATTACCATAGCAAAGTTCATATTCTGCAAATTGATTTAATAAAACATTCAGGTTTCTTCTAATTGTAATTTTTGTAATATTTGATGTTATTGATACATCAGAATCGTCAATTACAGTCAACAATTTACTATACTTAAATCTTCCACCAAATTTATTTAAATCTAATGAATTTGAATACTTGTTCAAAGAATTAATTACTTTTGTTTTTACAACTTCTGGTCCTTGAGATCTTGAAGAATTATAGTAAATTGATGAATCTAATTCAACATATAGTACTCTAATATCAACTATTTTTTGATTAATACCTGTAATAGAATAATTTTTTAATTTTGTTAATATATTAGTTTTGTCAAATTCTGAAATGTATAAACCATTTTTTGGTTTAATTGATATGGTAATAGAACCAAATTCTGGTGGATTTAATTCTTCTCCACCAATAACGGTAACTACTTCTGCATTTGGATATATTAAAGTTTTTATAATCGCTTCATAGTCCGCTGCTGTTACAGCTCTATACTGTGAAGAGTAAAGTCTTGGAGCAAAATATTTTACAGAATCAATTGTTTCTATGTCTGAACCATTTTTAGCAGGTTCAACAGTACTAATTGTGATGGTATTTGATGGTGCTATAAAATTATCGTTGGAATCTATAATTGATCCTGCAAACGAAAAACTAGATGCACCATTACCTTCTCTTCCATCGGTCACAATATAATCTACAGTAATAATAGATCCGTTCTCTAATTTTTTACCAAATCTGTTATCACCAAATAGTATTTCATACTTTTCGTCTTTGACTTCTTGAATTAAAAAGATCTCAGAGTTTTCATCAATTGTAATAATATTATCTACTAAAGAATATTTTTTGCCAAGTCCAACATCACTAGGACTTTTTACATAAACATTTATTGTACTAGTATCTATAAATGAGTTGGGTAATATAAATCTTTGATCTAAAGACATATTCACGATAAATGTACTTCTTAAGTACCTTCCTTGATATATCGTTATATTGGAAAATGATGCTTTATTATTTTTTACTGGTGCTGTAATTTCTTCTGGAATCGAAAAAATGTAAGAACTATCATTAGTAGTTCCTACACAAACCAATTCGGGTTTTAATGTTAAAGTTGGAGTGTCTGAATTAGTTTGAATTTCAAAGGACACTACTGCTTTAGAACATTTTCTTGATCTTGGTACATAACCAATATTTCTAGCAAGAGAAACTACGTTTTCTCTTAGAGTTGCGGAATCTAAAAATACCTCATTTGCTAGTAAATTTGTATTAAAAGCACTTATGTAGGTATTGTAGGCTAGGGTATCAATTAAAACGGAAAAATTAGAACCTTCAAAGTCAAAATCAGTAAAGTCTGAATTTGCTCTAAGGTAGTCTTTTATTGACGTTTTTATTTGGTCAAAGTCTAAATTTGTAAATTGAGTAAAAGGCATTTTATCTCGTTGCCTCTAAAATAAACGTAAATTCTTGTGTTGATGCTTCTTGCCCTATAATATCGTAAATAATACTTATTTCAAAAGAATTAGAATCTAAATCTGAATTAACTGCAACTTTAACATCATCAACTCTTGGTTCATTTTCAATTATTGAAGTTCTAATTTGTTCTTCAAGTATTCCTAATACAGCATAATCAATATTTTCAAAAAGACTAGATCTTACATCAGAACCAAAATCTGGATTAAAAAATCTTTCAGTTGGTATAGTTTCAACAATATTTCTTACTGAGCGGGATATAGCCCGCTCATTTTTCAATATAGGCAAATCTTTAGTTACAGGATGAGGCTCAAAAGATAAACTAATATCTTTAAATGTTCTAGATACTCTTGTAATTGGATTGACTGCCATTTAGCAAAGATTTTTTCTTATTGCTATTTATGCTTATTTCCAAGAAATTCCATAATTAGGTTCGGTTCCATATTCCCAATCATCATAATCATTGGAATTTCTAATTTTTTGATGCAGTTCAGATTGTTCCTTCAAGTGATGTTGATTTTTAGGTACATCATCATGCATGATTTCTTGAATCACTTTTGATTTTTGATCTAAACTATTGTAGTCAGAGGTAAGAGAAGTGGTTCCCCACATCTGATACATGTAATTTTGGTCTCTATCAACGGGTAAATTGGACATTTTAGCTCCTGTTTTTTTGTAAAAACAGAACTTTTTTGGAAGGAGGTTGCTATCTCCTTACTATTATTTAACGATTTATTTCTCTGATAGCGTAATTGTCCGAATTTAAGTACTTTAAAAGTTCAAGTGCAATTAATTTTGGGTTTCCTTCACCACATGTGTAAACATCTATGGCAAGACACCCGTTTTCTGGCCATGTATGACAAGAAACATGACTTTCTGCGAGTGCAATGACTATTGTACATCCTTGAGGAATAAAACAATGGGAAAAAGTATTCAAAATCGTCATCTTTGCACGATTTATACCTTTGATCATTGCATTTTGAAGCGATTCTACATCATTAATCGCTTCAAAATCAACATCATACACCTCTAGGAGTAGGTGTTTACCCATTGAATATTGTTCCAATTCAGTTTTTAGTAAAAATTTATTTATTTCCAGTGATTATTTGGTTGCTCCCACCAAAAATGAAGGTCTTCTTGAGTATCGTCATAATATAATGATACAAAATCACTCTTAAAACGACTATGAATATTTTCACAGAGTGCTACTGTGTAATAATCATTATTCATCAACTCAGTAATCCAAGTGTAATTACCACCACGGATTACTCCGGATTCAATCAATACAAAATTATTCCACCTTTTTGACCATTTTTGGTAATTATCTTTAAACTCTTGTGCATATTCTTTGATACTTTCGTCAGGAAATGGTACATTAACTGATTCAATATGAAAAATCTCCCGATCCATTGTTAATGAATGGGAGAGATGTTGAGTTACAACTGCAGAATAATCAGGAGAAACCATTAAAAAACAAGTTTTTGATGGATGAATATCAATTTCAGACATTTTTAACTTGTAGGTCATCTCCTGAATTAAAGATTTTTCCTTATCTTCTGAGATGAAGAGAAGGTTTTTCATCCTTTACCTTGACCCCTATACTTCTTACGTGCCCCATTGCGAGAAGATGCGGCGTATTTAGTACCCATACCATCTCCCTGACGAGATTTCTTCGGTGGACCTGGAATATAAGAACTATTCTTGTTCAAACCACCTTTTGCTTTCGTTGCCATAAGACTTAATTCTCCTTAATAATTTCAGTGTGTATTTCATGAGGCGCGGGAGTTCCTTTTTCATAGAACTCCTCTGCTAAATCTTGCATCACATCCAAATAGTCTTCCTCTGAAAGATCGGAATAAATTTTGCGACCATTGCAGTAGATATTATATTTTTCGTGATTATTTA